GGTGTGTGCCTCAAATCTCATCCACTTGTTCTGTGGAAACAAGGAAGCAAAATAGTTAGCATGGAGATTATCCATGATCTGAGTCAGCTTAGGCGTAGTTGTGGTGTTAGACCAAGGTAAAACAGCATTAGACGTAGTACTAGTGCTAGTTGCATAGAGGTAGTTACGCAACTCCTTCCATTCTTCTAACTTAGTAGAACGTAGGTTATCCCACTCACGCCATTTGTTACCAATCTCAGTAGCTAGTTGGTCTGGATTGATAATGTTTTCTAAGTCTAAAGTTTCGCCTGCCATTAAGCTGCACCTCTAAATTTACTGTTAGCCCAGATGATGTTGCTCTTCTTATTTCTAATTACACTCGATGATGGTTTTATTGCCATATCAACTGCTGAAGCTAAAGCATCAATCACGTCATCGTGGGCTGGATTTCGTGTGCTTAACTCTTCCTCTAGATACTGAGTGTTGCCACCCTTGTAGTGCCATATCTGAAGATTATCATACCTAGGTTCAAGCACAGCAGAAATACGTTCTTGTTTATTACCCTGTGACTTATTAGGTCTGAACTCATCTACCGACAAAGACAAACCATGTTGTCTAATCAAATCTTTTAGTTGTCTTACAATAGCTGATTGAGCTACCGTAACTTCTGCTCTAATCTTACGAAAAGACCACTTCATTACCAATTGAAGTATATGGTCAAAGTAATCATTGATCCGATCTGTCTTAAACCTATCAATGTCCAATACATAAACATTGTTCTCGGAATCAATACCTATAACTACAATTGCTGTGTAGTCTGCTTTCTTACTGAGAGAAAATGCAAAGTCTACAGCAGCAAATACATTTAACCTATTAGATTTATAGTACCATACTCCATTATCTCTTGTCAAGAACTTTCTTTCAAAGTACTGAAATTTTTCTTTACGGACTGGTACATTGTCTGGATCAGTAGGATCATTGTAGTACTGTGCTCTAAACTGGCCACGATCTAAATACTGCCCTCTTTTTTTAGCTAGAATCTGCCTATCAAAACCGAACCACTTACCGTCTTTTCTCTTTTGCCTAGGCCACAGAAACTCTCCTGCTCCGTCCCCTTCGCTTTCTACAGCCTTTTCAAGTACCTCGTAGATACTCTGCTCAGTTTCCTTCTCTCCGTTGTCATCATAAATATCTTCAACCATCTGCATCAGGTCGTTGTAGAGGTCTTTGCTGTGGTACCTAGTTCCTACGACCCACTCTCTTGCGTCTGAACCTTCGATAGATGAGAGGAGAGAATACTGACTTTTTACTTTTTCTCGCCCTTCGAGTGTGTAAGCATTTTCGTAAACAACAATATCATCTAGTACCGCGATATCACAGTGTAAGCCAGTGAGAGAAGTAGTGAGACCTCCTGTAAAAACTGAAGGGTCTCTAATGTTTTCTTTCTTACGCAACGGGTGGTCTAAACTAATCTCTGATACTGTCCACCTAGTTCTCTTTCCTTCTTCTTCGTTAACATGCTCTGGCCAGTATCTTCTGTATATAGGAGAAGTTAGAATGCCTTTAATGAAAGACAATTGTTTCTCAGCTAGGTTAGCTGTAGCGGAGATATACAGAACTCTAAGTGTAGGATCTTTTGTAATCTCCCAAGCTACTCTGTAGGCAATAAGTCTACTCTTGCCGTGGTCACGAGGAAACAACAGAAGCTGATGAGACTTAGCATCCTCTCTTGTCCACCAAGAGATTACATCCTCATGGCACTGACCTAGTACTTGTTCAGGAGCTACAAGGCTAATGAAAGTACTCAGATCAGATTCTGCTGCTTGCCTTATTTCCTCTAGCATTACTTACCTTGCCTATTGTACTTCTTAAAAGACCTTTTCTTACTTTTATTGGTAGGTCTAGACCTTACAGACATTCCAATGCTAGTTTTCTTTTTGACAGGTGTTGGTCTTTGAGCCGTACCAATTGTGTTTCTACTTGACATACTCAACTCTTACTGGTTAGTTTGTTTAGTTCTTTTTCATGTTCCTGAACCTTAGCTATAAGAGTAGCTACTTCGTAGTGCTCTTGCTTTAGTTTATCGGGGGAACTCATGGATGCTAGGATATCTGTCCTATGTCTTTGCATTTCTGCTGCTGTGTTTAACTTGTCTATGCTGTGTGCTTGGTTTCTTATGCGTTGTTCTATATCTTCAAGGTGCGAAGTTAGAGTTAAAACTTTTTGTTTAACAATAGCTGCGGCCCCTACCACACTAGCTAAAGCTGTACCTAGTGTGAGGAGAAATCTGAAATCTAGTTCCATACTTTACCCCTCTTAAAATCATAGTCATCCTTTGAATTTTTTTATTTCTTTAACTGTTTGGTATATCCTCAGACTAAGCCAAACAATGGAAAGTATCGCGCTAATAGCAGGTAGCAGTTCGAAGAAAGCCCCTAAAGCTACAGATACTGCTGTCCAATCTACTAATGTTTTATCGTCCATCGTAGCTCTTACTTTCTTTTTATCCCAGCAGAATGGCTGAGAAGAATGTTTCGGACGAACTGGATGAGATGACGGGGTTTTCAGACGACGTGGATGACCCGAAAAATCTGATCCTCGCTTTGACGGTCCCGGCTCCGACAAGTTCATTAAACGACAAGGAAACCTCATCTATGCCTTCCACATCATTATCGAAATTCATCCAGCGCGTAGAGCCGCTGGGCAGATTGACGCCGATAGAAACCGTGTCGATGTTTGTGCCTGCCCCCAGACTGGAAATCCTCATTTTGAGGTTGAAATTGTAAACGCCTCCGACTGGTAGAGTTATGTCACCAGAACCGTTGTTACTTACAAATCGCTCTAATTGAGCAGTATCGAAATCAACAGTCGTTTCTGCGCCAGAGGAAGGTGTAGAAATTGTTTGGTTTCCAGACATTGTGTAATGGAAACCGATTTCGCCAGCGCCAAATGTAACGTCGCCGGCGTCGGTGTCGTCAACGACAATCCCGTCAGTCATAATGTTATTTTTCACGAGGACAGGACCAGCCCCGTTCCCAATGCGCAGCGCATCGCCACAACCCGAAATAGAGTTGCTTGTGATTACCGCCGTTCCAGTATTGTATCCGCCTGTTCCGCTACGATCTCGAAGATAAATCCCATAATCGACGCAGTTAAGAATAGTGTTCCCGGTGATAGACGAAAGCGTGGTGATGCCCGCTTCAGCGTTTATGCAGATTCCGTTTCTGTCACCGGAAGACGCAGTTGTGCTAGATTCGTTATCAATAAAATTGTTCGAGAAGATTGAATTGTCTCCATCGTCCCATCCAATGTTGCCGCAGCCGCCCAGATGCCTGAAGAACCTGTTTCCATCGACAATGCAAGAATAACTGGTGTTGTCTATCGTCAGATTTTCGAGGCCGTTATTGTCGAATTGACACTGGGAGATATTTGAATTTCTCGCAGTATGCTGGCTAACACCAACGCCACCATTGCTGGAGACAACGCAACCGCGAAATTCATTTAAGTCAGCGGCATATGTCTGCCCGTCAACAAGAAACCCGGCATTCGGGGCGTTGATGGTTTTAATGTTTAGAAATTTATTGTTAGAAGAAAGAACAGCCACATTGTTTCCGGTTGCCGATCCAGAGCGATTTGCTTGATTACCATCAATCGTAAAATCTCTAAGCGTCACATTGCTGACGTTGCTGAGAGTGATCGCGCTGACAGTCTTCGATGTGCCAGACGCGACCTTCAATGTAGTGGCGTGCATTCCAGCGCCGCTGATCGTTGTGTTTGCTTGCGGCGTCAAGGGAGCGGAAATGATGTAAGTCCCAACCGGGAAATACACCGAAGTTGATGCGTCGAGCGCTGCATTGACGGCGGTCGTATCATCCGTCACCCCATCGCCCACTGCGCCGAAGTTCCGAATATTGACGGGCGCTCCGTCGATCATTGAAAATGTTGCTTTGGTTAGAGCCATGATATTTCCTTACAGTGCAGAGATAATAAAGGCAAGTAGCTCTTCATAACGAATGCCAAACCGATTACCAGCAGGACGATATGCAGCTTCCACGTTCCCATCAGCGTCTAATTGTTCCTGTTGTTCCTCCCATTCGTCATAACAGAACAAAGCATAGTTAGAGGCATCTAGGCCTTCGGCAGTAAAAGCATCTGCCACTTCCTGAGCGATTACACCAAAGTGGATTCTTGCTGCATCACCTTTTTCTTCAACAGCGTCATTAAATTTGAATGCTCGTAGTAGTCCTTTAACACGTACTGCAACAGCACGTTCAGAATCAGATAACGTGCGTATTTGCTGTTTGTTACGAGCATCTGATGTGTTAATAGTTCCAGTGGCTGCATAAACCTCAGTCCACCTATTACTCGCTGTTCCACAAGAATAGGAGTTGTCTGTAAATCCTTTAATATTTCCAGCACTATCTATTTCTAATCTTCCAGCACCATTTGTTCTTAATAGAACAGAATCAGAAAAATTGCTGCCTAATGTCAGTCTTGAATTAACGTTATCCCAAAATATTGATGATTTAACCGTTCCATTATTAACCAAATCAATATAGCTAGGGCCGGTTCCAGTAGTATTAATTCGTAACCCAGCGGCTTCCGTCCCACCAGCAGTGCTTTCTACATCAAGTCTATTTGTATTGATGCTAAATAGAGCGTTCCCTCGATATATATGATATGTTGCGTTACCTACTTTCCACCCATATTCAGGATAAACTGTATTGTCCCATGACCCACAGTTTATCCCTACTGTTCCTGCTATTCCGGTACCGCTGCCGTTGTGGGAGAATGCATTCTTGTCAAGAATAATTCCATTCCAAAAACCATACTTTCCAGCATTATCGCCTGACGAATCTATAGCAAGTGCAGCCGTTGCTGGACTTCCCGTAGAATCAGAGTTTAGATGATGACAGACTGACCATTTAGTAGAGAGTCTGTCAGCCGCTACTGTGCCTGTTATATTTTGGTAGATTGATGACTCAGTGGCCATCACTCCACCATCTTTATCACTATATTGATAAGCTGACCCCCACACCCCTGCTGAGTCACCAATACCATCTACTACATTATTCTTCCTTACTCTTCCTGATACCCCAATAACGTCATTATTTCCAGCAGCATTATTTAATGCATATCCCATTATAGAGTGAGAATATAGATCATTGGCAGCATCGCCAGTGTTCTGCTCATGCTCCACATACAGTCCGCCATTATATGTTTTTGTACTCCCGACAGAACCTACATTCTCGTAAATTGACGAGATTTGCAACTGAGGTCTAATTACATCCCCTGTTTCGTAGTATTTACCTAGTCTAATAGCAGAACGTGATATTCCATCTAGTGAAGGTGAAAAACTAGATGAATCGAAATCATCTGTGACAATACACCCATCATTATACGTATAGACTGTACCACTTACATTATAATTTCCTGGCGGTATAAATTTTAGTCCAGCAACACCGTAGAACGCATTCCATGCAGCAGTATCATCCGTCACCCCGTCACCCACTGCGCCGAAGTCCGTGAGGCTGACTGGGGAGATATTGAGCATTGCGTTGCTTACTTTAGTTAATGCCATTAGTTTGTTCCTTTGTGTGGCGGTCGTGCTTGATAAGGCGTTCCTATTTACATTTTCTTAGCAATTACAGTCGGAATAACGGTGTAGGTTATTTGGCAGCTTCCACCCGGACGCAGATGAACCGTGCACCCCGTCGCCGCGAAAATAGACACACCGTCCTGTTTTACGTCCGACACGGTGCCCGCGCGAATGTATAGCACCTCTTCGGTGTGACCGGCGGTGTAGGTGAACGGTGAAGCACCGACCGTAACTGCTGCGGGAGCAGCGGCACCGCTTGACCCCGCATTGTTGACAACCCGTGCGTTGTTGCCTGTGCCGCCGTCGAATATATTAGCGCTCGTATTTCCGAAAACATTGCAGCCCGCGATTATGTAGTTGTTGGCCGCCGTCGCGTTGTCTACCTGTATGCCGATATTATTTGCGCCGCGTCCAGCCACGGGGCCTGCACGGTGCCCCACAATAGCAAAAAGCGTCGTTGCGCCTGCTGCGCGAACCCCGCAGTTCGTATTGCCCGCCGACCAACCGCCGTTGACAACCCAATTCGTAGCGTTCGGGCCGACGACGATAAGTCCGCTATCCCCGTTGTGCGGGAACTCGCACCCGGTGAACGCGATCCCGTCTACAACACCCGCCCCTTGCGGCGCGACATAGCATCCGAATTTACTTTGAGACAAACCAAACCAAGTGTTTGAGATAAGTGTGTCATAGACGCCACCCGCAGGAACTATTTCTGCCGAAGATGCATTATTGCCGCCAGAAATAAGCCCGGAGCTATCGAACGTGCAATTTACGATGTTCGTGGCATAAGTGTTGTAGCCCGCAGGCGTATCAATAAGCAGTGCTTTGCCGTGGATAGTGAAGTTGTTGTCCACGAGGTATGAGGTATCGCCATTTCGGATTCTTATGCCGAAATCAGGCTGCTGCGCCGGAAGCGCTGCGCCCGCGCCCGTGCAATTGATAATGATCGCATTGCTATAATGATCGAGAGCGATAGCGCCCGTTCCTGCACCAACCACGGGGCTGAAAAAATTACAGCCGTCAATAACCGGACGAACGACAATAGCGCCCGCAAGCGTTCCTGCACGGACGCCCAGGCTATAGTTAGCGAACACGACGTGACGGACGAAGCCCGCATCGCTCCCGATAAAGACAAACTCGAAGTCCGGCGTCCGCGCCACGCTTGCGCTTATTTTCAGGTCTTTAAGACCCGATGAGACGCCGAGCGTTATCTTGCCGGTGGCGCTTGTGCACATAAGCGTGGTGGCGAAATCGCCTTCCCCGCGAACGACAACTCCGTCTGGAACGGTGAGACTGCTGTACTTGAAAGTGCCCCGCCCCAAACGCACTTCGCCGCCGAACGGAAGTGCGTTTATCGCCGCCTGTATAGCCGAAGTATCATCCGTGGTCCCATCGCCGACCGCTCCGAAGTCCTTCACATCGACCGGAGCGCCTACGATCAGTCTATTGTCTACTTTAGTTAAAGCCATTAATTTGATCCTGTATAGGTGATTGTAGTCATTACATAGTCATTGGAGACAAAAGCACCACCTTGTTGTTTTATCGTCATTTCTTTGCTCCTACAAAAGGATGCTCCAAGGCTGGATAAAACATACCCATCAGCATGTCTTTCAATCAATCCAAGACTTAACATCTTTTTATAATCAACTGGGCCGCCTTGAACAAAATCAATAACCATATACTGCATCATGCGCTCCTTCCAACTTCAAACCACTGTGTTCCATTATGGCAGAG